TATATAATCTTTACTAAGTAATCTTTCTGCCCTAGCTAAATTTTCGCCCTCAAGTTTTGCTGTTGGACTGCTAACACCCCTAGCCACCTTTGCTCCAGTGCCAACTAAAGCTCTACCAGCTTTAAATATTAATCCACCACCAAATTCAAAAGTAGCTGCTAGAGCAGCTTCTGTAGCAACATCTTTTGCGACTTCTTCTGCACTTTGCTTTTGAACACCAATTAAACTCTCAACCCCTTCTTCAATGGTCTGACCCAATCCAGCACCTATACCAGCTCCTGCAGCAGCACCAGCTAACCCAAAAGGTAATCCTAATATTGTACCACCTATAGCACCTACAGTTTCTGGCACAAATCCAGTTAAGTCAGCTATATCACCAAAAGAAAAACCTTCATCTTCTATAACTAAATTTTTACCCACAGGGTCTATTCCACGTTTGCGTTGACCCTCTAATGTTAATGCCAATCTTCCTTCATTATCTCTCGTAAAACCATCTGATCCTACAAGCTTTGTTAATATAGCCTCTTGATCTTCTGCTGACTCACCAAATGACAATAAGGCTCTTAATCCAGAATCTGCACCAGTTTTATAATCAAAATTTTCTCTATCTTTGTTACTTATGGTATCACCAGCTTGCTCTAAACCTTTAAGCTGACCTAATCTCGGAGTTTGTTGTAAAACACTTAATATTCTTTGTTTTTCAGTATCTGTAGGTGTATCACCTTTAATATTAAATTGTTTTATATCACCGCTTGAAGGATCTCTTACTTTTATAACAGCCATTAGTCATCTTCATCCGAAACATTAAATATACCATCATCTCCTATTTTTAAACCTTTGTATTTATTTTCAAAAACAGGTTTTTCTTTTCCAGAATATCTATTTAAAGTAGTTAAACCATCTCTTATGTCTTGTTTTCCTTCAACAACAATCAATTCATAAACTTCTTTTAATGCAAGCTGTAATGTTCTTGGATCAGAAAAAGTTTCTAATTTACCAACAATTGCTTTTACTCTTTCTCTATCAGCATCAGATATAGTTTTACCAGCCTCACCTAAAATTTGTGGTGCTTTTTTTGCCGCTATGGAATCAAGAACATATAATACTTTAGCCTTGTCTGTAGCATCTGGACCACCTTGAAAACCAAAGGCTGCTGCAAAACTTGAAATACTATCCGCTATTTGTCCTGGAGCATCTACTCTTCCAGACTTGACAATATTGTAAGCTTTTCCTAAATCTTTTTCAATTTTGTTTAATCCATTGTCCATTCTTGTAAGTCTTTGGATATAAGTGTCATATTGATTTACATTAAAAAAACCTTGTTTTGGAGCATCAGGACCTTTGTAATTAGGATTTACATTTGCAACGTCAATTTGTAAATCTTTAGGTGCATCTTTAAATAAAGAAATTGGTGTATATTTTGCCATATATTTTTCACCAAATTCAGGTGTCTTAAAATAAGCTTCAGCAGCTTTTTTATATATTGCATCAGGCACGATTTCAAATTGCTCATTAAATTTTGCGTTTTCGTTAAGTGCATTAAGCTCAAAGCTGTTTAGCATAACATTTCGACCTTTTTCAAAGTTTTCTTGTAACCCTTTTATGCCACCAGTTTTACCTCTTGGAATAATATAATAATTTCCTCTATTCATGGCTGCTGCTTGATCTTCTTTTTTTCTACTTAATGCAAAAGCCCCAGCTTTCGCTCTTATGGCTTTAGCCTCGCTAACAGCTTTACTAAACTCTGGCATGGCCGCTTCTCCCGCCTCACCAACTGATCCAAGTATTTTACTTAAATTAAAACCTTTACCCGCTCTGTTTTGCATAAGTGCTAAACCAAAAGACATTAATGCTTGTTTAGTGTCAGGATCGCCAGATATATCTAATCCTGTAGCTTCTCCAAACTCTTTAATATAATCTTTATACTCCTTTGGACTTACGCCAGGTCTTGCTTCTTTTAAAAAAGAATCTAATGCACTTTTTGTAGCTTTTTGTGCATTTGTAAGTGCTTGGTCTTCTCCTGTGCCAGCTGCTGTTTCTAAATCTTTGTCTGTAAATGTATCTGTATAGTCAATATCTTGATCGGGTGCAGATGTATCTGTTTCAGCTTGTTTTTGTATTTTAGCAACAGTATCAGCATCAGCAAAATCGCCAGCACCAAACGCTCTGGCATCAGGCTGACTTCCTTGTAACGTATCTTGTATAGCTTTTGCAGCAGCTGATTGTAATCTATCTTGACCAACTTGCGTAAATATGTCTGAGCCAGGTATACTTGGCTCAACATTTGGTAAAAAAGGTTCTTGACCAGTTACTGTGTCTTTTGATCTGTCTCTAGCTGCAACTCTTTTTTTGAAACCTTCAGGTGATTCTTGAGATAATATGTCGCCAATGACATTACCAGTAGGGTCTGTAAAAGCAGATATTAAACCTGTCGCTTTTCTTAAATTTTCTAATCCAGACAACCCAATATTACCTATACCCTTTAAAATACCCATGCCTGTGGTTTCGCCAGGTGATGTTTGCAATTGTCCAATTGGTGATATAAACTTATCTTTTAATGGGCCTTTACCAGCCAATCCTTGATTATATAATTGCATAATTTCAGAGGCAGTCTTAGGTCTTTGAAAACCCATCAAATTTAATAATTGATCGGTATCTCCTAAATTTAATCCTGGAGTATTTCTAGGTGCCATATTTACCCTCTTTGTGCCGTAGGTCCGCCACTAAAAGGTGCTATTTGTGATAATGTTGTATATGCACCTATACCTTGCAAAAATGGATTTGCAGCTGGTTGTGTGGCTTGTGTAAATGTTGACGGAATACTTGCACTTGGCATACCTTGTAGTAAGTTTTGACCTAACTGCAATCTAGTAAAAGGCTCTTGTGCTTGTTGTAACAAGTTTGCTCTTTGTGCATCTAATTCTGCTTGTTGTTGTCTTTGTCGTAATGCACCCAATTGTGTTAACTGTGATATGTCTGCTTGACCTAATGCTTGCTGTAATCTTCCAATATCGCTTGTTGTACCAGCTAATGTTCCAAATGCCTGACCAAGGCCACCAGATAGTCTTCCAGCCTCTTGTGAGGCTTTTAAAGCCTGCCCAAAGCCCTGTGATAATAGTTTTGACAAAGTATCAGATTTAACTTGTTGCAAGCCTCTTTCTGTCTCTGCTCTTTGCACACCTTCTCTTGAACCACCAAAAGCACCAGACCTAATGGCTTGTTGAGCCGCTCCTGCTCTACGCATATCGGCTTGTCTATCAAGTTCACGAAGTGCAACATCAATGACTTGATCTTGAAATGGATTTTGAAATCTTGAAATAGATTCAGGTTGTAAAAATCCTAAACCACTTGTTAATGCTTGTTGTGCTGCAAGAGTTTGATCAGCTGCACCCTGTAAAAAAGGTTGAGCTTGACCAACCATATCTTCGCCTAATTCTGCAGCTCTAGCTGTAAGTGGATCTGTGCCCGCAATTTGTATGCCTGGCAAACCAAGAGGTCGATCTAATAATCCTGGCGTAGTTTGTGCTTCACCATCAAAAGTACCAAAAGCAGACTGTAATAATCTTTTTTGCAGACCCTCTAAAAACGGAGGTAATCTTTGTATATTTTCGTAAGTTTGTGTTGCCATTACGCCCTCGCCTCTAAATTACTCATCATGTCATAGGCTCTTTGTATACCTTTTCTTTGATTTCCATCTCCTAAACCTTTTACAGCATCTTTAGTCAAAACAAACTCTCCAGCCATTAGCATAGCTGGAACATCATCTTTCGTGCCAGACCCCTCAGATGGATCAATGCCACCAGTTCTTCTTGGAAAGTTCATAGGCCCACCATCTGCAGCATATGTTATACCGCCTAATTGACCTCCAGGACCACCAAAACCAAATGGTCTTGTTTCAAATTCTCTTTGTTGCTCATCGTCATCATCTCCAGCTAATAATTGTGCGATTAATCCAGCTGTAAGACCCTCGCCAACTCTTGTGTTTAACAATCTTGCTAATAAATTATCATCTCCAATACCTGCAGATTTTAATAACTCGCCACTAAATGTTTTAGGAGTTCCAGCAATTTTTTCTGCAGCCACCTCAACTGGAGGTTTATTTTCCATTATTTTTGCTGCCGCTTGATTTGTACCTCTGTTATCTAAAAATTGACCAGATCCTCTGCTCCCAGAAGGCAAATCTGAACGAACATTTGTTCCTTCGACTGGTGTTTGTTGACCAGAAAAATTGTCAAATGCCATACCACCTATACCAGCAAGTAAAGCATTTCGTACAGCATCTTTACTTTTTCCACCAGCTAATTTAGAAGTTATAGCTCCAGTGACAGCTCTACTGATAAAAGGATTAACTCCAGCACCAGCTATTCCAGGCCCTAAAGTTGCTCCTATAAGCACAGGTGCAATATCTTTTATTAGGTCTCCTAAACTCATGCTTTATATTACCTTACTTTTCATAATTCGTCTATGTCTTTACTTTAATTGTGCCGTTATCATTAAACAAAGCCCCCACTTCTAAACCTGTATCACTTGTCGGTAAGTCCGTCAAAGTAATCTTGGTACCTCGAAGTTCACCAGGATTTTGTAATTGAGTCACTAATTGACTTAAACTTCTTACCATTTCGCTAAAATATTGCGGATCATATTCCTCTGGTGGCAACGCAAAAGTTGGTGGTACTAATTGTCTACTCATCTATCTCCATCCGCTCTTAGATCTACTCTAACTGTTCCAAGTCTCCAGTTTACTTTCTCAGTTGTGCTTTCTACTCTAAGTCCAAAAGATCTTCCTCGCAATCTTAAATGATTAAGTTCCGTGGTTGATGATACAGTATTTGTGGATGTTTTGACAAACCCACCACCAGGACTACGTTGTGCTTTTAGTGAAAACACAGCTTGTTTATTGTCATTACTAATATCGCTATCGCTATTATCAAAACTAACATCAGGTAACATCCTTCTTAAAAAGACAAACTGATCTCCATCTTGCACGTCTATTGGACTTGACTCAATAAAAGATGTAAAGGCAGTGCCATCATTATCGTTACCTTTTTCATGATTGTACACAAGGTTAGAATCTGTTGCCATAGGGTATTGATAAACGCCTCTGTCTATCCAAGAAGTTCGTGCAAGACTGCCAACATACCAAATCTTTTGATCATAGTTATAAACAACATATTTATCATTCTCTCCAGTACCACCATTGGATATTGAATTTGTTTGTGACGGATAAAACCAAAACACTTCACCAAAAGCTGAGTTTACACCAGCATAAACTTTATTGGATTGTGTCTCATTAAAATCTTGAAAGACATGATCTCTAACTGAGCAAGGTATAACTTGTACACGACCATCATAAACATAGAAACGATCATAACCCATCCAAAAAACTGCATCACCCACTGCCACGGCACTGTTAAATCCACGAACAGTTATATTACTTGCAAGTTGATTGATGCCAAAAGTAAAAGGAGGACCTATGAATTGCATACTATGAACAGATGTATCTGTTAAAACAATCATTTCTCTTCTTGTTTTTACAGCATTGACGATCTCTGAGCCAGTTCCTATTCTTAAATCACCTGCTGTGTTTGTTGCAGTTGGTGTCCAAAAAAATGGATTCTCTTGTGAACTAAATCTAATTAACAATCTATCTTGTGCTGTTAGACCTATAGGATTTGCACCAAAACAAATAACATGACGATCTCTTTCAGATACAATAACTTTCCTAGATACTGTTGGTGCAGCGTCAGACAATTCTATTAAATTTTTTGCTCGTGCACTTAAGCCATTTGATTTATCCCAGTAAAAAACAAAACCATCTCTTTGATTAAAAATTAAGTCTTCACCAAAATTATCTTGTGACCATAAACGAAGTGTGCCACCACCAGCCGTTTCCGTAGAGGCAGAACCCCATCCATCTGCACCCCAAGTTCCAGCACCCCATCCATCACCTGGCACTACAGTATTAATGCCGATGTTAATTTGATATTCTGCATCTGCTGAACCCGCACTTGATAAAGTTGCTGCGGCATTGTCAGACAAAGTAATAGTATAAGTTCCTGAATCTGGCACAGTTACAATCTGATGCTCTGCATTAAGTTGTGTATTTAATGCTGTAGTTCCAGTATTTGCATTGCTAAAAGTTACAAAATCTCCAACTAAAGCACCATGAGAGGAGTCATTTACTGTTACACTTGTGCTATCAGTTGCCGATGTGAATGTTATAGCCATTTTAACCTACAGATATTGTTTCATTTCTAGTATCTTCTACAGTTACTGTTCCAACTTGACCAGTAGCAAAAAGATTAGCAGAAACTGGTCTTTGTACAGTTTCTACATTTACTGTTCCAACAGATGTAATTCCTAATATTCTTAAATTATTTTCTGGATTAGTTGACTTTACAGGATATATAGAGTTTATACTTGAGCCTCCAGAAGCAGATATAAATGTAGGGTCACCAGCACCATCAGTCTCTGGAGCACCAAGACCAGTGGTTCCTGCTACGCCAGTTACACCAAATGCGATTGTATTGCCATTTATATCAAAAACGACTTCGCCATTAACAACTTTTCTTCTTAAAGGAGTTATATCGTTATAACTTTCTGACTCTTCGATATAAAATTTAATCTCTGTGCCTACTCCAAGATAATTATTTCCTTCAAGGTTTGCCCAAGCGTGTAGTGATCTTGAAGTTCCTAAAAAAGTAGAAGGACTATATTTCTCCCAACCCCCTAATTTTTCTGGATAACCAAAACGAAAACGAACTTTATCACAATCGTTCCAACCACCTTTATTAGAATAAGACGTTGTCTCTTTGTTAATACCAGGTCTGAACTTTAAAGACGTTATTGGCATAATTTTTATTCCTCAGGCACATAATCTCCGACAGTTCCATAATCACCTGCCTTTGCTTTATTAAAAATTTCTACGCCATGTGGCTCTGTATCTGTGCCACTTGCTAAAAAAAGATAATAGCCATCGTTATCAGTCATTCCGATATCTGCATAATGAGAAAATTTACATTCTAAATTAATTAAAGTTTTTTCTTCATTTGCCCATACGGGTTTTCTTGCTCCAAGTAAGGTTGCTCCTATTGATTTAATTGTTATTGTCATCATGAAATCCTTTGACATGTTGTTGAATCTGCGGAACCGAACTGAACTCCATGGATTCTCCATGTGCCAGTCAAACTACTACTTCCACCATTGTTTCCCGCACCATCAGACCACCTAAAAAATGTGGCTGCACTACCTTTGGTTCCACCAGGACTTATATTTTGTCCACTTCTTAAACAGGCAAAACTTCCAACAACTCCTAAAGACACTACAGGGATACTTGAACCCGCTGGTATGTTCGTTAAATTAGCTGCACTTATTGCTGGCAAGTCACCCGTAAGTTTAGTTGCGTCTAAAGTTTGAGTACCCGTCACAGTAACTCCGCCTACGATAAAAGCCATTTACATCTCCTATTATTGAAAATTATCATCATGAAATCCTTTGACATGTTGTTGAATCTGCCGAACCTGCCTGAGTTCCATGCACTCTCCATGTACCAGTTAAACTTGTACTTCCCCCATTGTTCCCTGCACCATCAGACCATCTAAAAAAAGAGCCAGCTTTTGTTCCACCAGGACTTATATTTTGCCCACTTCTTAAACAAGCATAACTTCCAACAACTCCTAAAGAAACAACTGGTATACTTGAGCCCGCTGGAATACTTGTTAAGTTAGCCGCACTTATTGCTGGCAAGTCACCTGTGAGTTTCGTTGCATCTAAAGTCTGTGTGCCAGTTACAGTAACTCCACCTACGATAAGAGCCATATCACATCTCCTCTAGTTTAAATTTATATTTCTTGCCATTCAATCTATTTAATAAAAATAAATCATCAGCACCCTCTTGTATTGTCCAAGAGCCTCTAGTGCCATCTACTTCATTATCTCTTGTCTTGGTATTATTTAAGTTTATATCACCAGTATATATGTCACGCCATTGTTTTGAAGATGATCCTAAGTCATGCGTGTCATCTGCGGCTGGTAATAGTGCTCCACCAAAGGTAGCACCTGAATTAAATGTAGCAGCACCTGCTTCACTGCCGTCAAGAGTTAACATGGTAATATCAGAACTATTGTCTGTGCCTTTAAATATAATATCCGTATCATTGCCTTGAGCATCGATAGTAATATTTCCTGCCGATGTTGCTAACGTGGATGCTGCATCACCCGTAGATATATCATCCAAAGCGACACCTGAAGCCACTGTATCAAAAGCTAATACACCACTGCCGTTTGTTTTTAGAAACTGTCCATTTGAACCATCAGAAGATGGTATTGTAAATGTTGTGCCACCAGAAGTTAATTTTAAATTTGAGCCATCAGATAATACAGCTTCGTTTGAGTCATGTAGTTGTAGTGTTGGTGTTCCTCCACTGTCTGTCAAAAGTAAACCAGTATCATGTACATGAGTTAATGCAATTTCAGAATTAGCACCAAAAGATAAAACAGCTCCGTCTGAGGTCAAACTTACATCATCTCCAACTATGACATCATCATCTACTGTTAAATCTACGGCAGCTAAATGTGCAAAAGCATCAACCACTGCTGCACCAGATCCTGCTCCATCTAAATAAACAACTTTCACAGTGCCAGGAGCTATTGTTACATTTGCACCAGATCCTTGAGAAATTATAATATTTTGTGAGCCACTTGTTCCGTTTTCAATGATATGAACACGTTTCATTGTATTAGGTGCTATCGTAATCGTACAAGCTGAGTCTAATGTTCCAGTATATTTAATAAACATAGCTCTGCCAGCATCAGAACTAGCGTCTGCTACTGTCGTTGTGTGCGTATCTGCGTTTGTTGTTATGCCCTCTGTACCAAAACCTAATGCCTCACCTATAAGTTCAAGATTTGTATTTGTTTTAGTACCCCAGTTACCCGACTGTTCTCCAGTCGCCATTTCTTCGAGTCTAAGATTATTTACAAATGTACTAGCCATATTACTTTCCTTTTGTTAAGCCGCTGTTTCTACCCAATTAGCTGTTTGGTCAGGAACAATCAAACTATATATTATTTCTTCTCCAGTGCTACCAGTGGCACTGACTCCAGTTAAAGATACCACAGTTTGTCCCACTATGGCAAGTGTTCCCATTTCTCCTAAACCAAAAACATCAGTTACAGGAAGCACCAAAGTTAAATCAATGGTTTCTTCCCCTAAAGCAGTTGTACCAGTCACTGTCGTTGGACTGGCTCCTGCTCCTCCAGTAGCTACAACGCTACCCACACTTCCAGTTGCACTTACTCCAGTTGTTGAAAGATTTGCTCCACCACTTACAGCCTCATCGCCTATATTAACAGTTCCAGTAATGGCATCTTCGACAACTTTAGCACCACCTGCTGCCAAAGCATCACCAATACCACCAGTAGCAGATGCACCAGTTGGCACAACCTCAATCGATGGAACAGCAGTGGCAGTTCCTATTGCACCAGTAGCGGATAATCCAGTTTCAATAACTAAAGAACCTGCTGTTGTTCCCTCTTCTCCTAAAGCAGAAGTACCAGCAACGCCAGTTACTGAAAAAGATGCCGTGCCAGTTTCAACTGTATTGCCAACCGCACCAGTTGCACTTACTCCAGTAGGACTTACAACTGTTTGAGCTGCTGCGTTTTCATCACCAAGAGCGGATGTTCCAGCAACGCCAGTGACGTTAAAAGCTATATTGCCACTTGCCGACTCATCTCCAAGAGCGGATGTTCCAGTAACACCACTTGGTAAAACTTTAGCAGTTCCTGTTTCAACTGTATTTCCTAGTGCTGAGGTGCCTGCTAAACCAGTTTCAATAACTGTGGCTCCAGCAGTAGTGCCTTCATCTCCAAGTGCCGTAGTACCAGCAACGCCAGTAACTTCAACGGCTAGAGGAGCGTTCCACGCTCCTTCACCCCATGTGCCTCGACCCCAACCAGTAATGTTCGCCATTGGTTAGCCTTTTGTTAGGCTATTCTAATAATAGCGTTTGATGCGTCTGCTGTTGGAAATTGAATTGTAAAAGTGCCCGCTGTAGATGTTTTATTAGATGTGAAATCTAAAACAGCAACTGCTTTATTACTATCAGAACTATTATAGATTAAAGCTCCCATTGCAGTAATTGTTGCAGTTGTGAAACTTAAATCAGCAAAATCTGTAAATGCAGTTGTACCAGAAGTAGTTGGATCAACTCTTGTTAAAGTACCACCACCAGTTGCGTAAGTTCCACTTGAAGCAACTTCACCTGTTGTAACAAGTGCAGTTGTTGTTGCTCCTAATGTTGCAGTTGTTGATGATTTTCCGCCACTTCCCTCTGCAAAAAGTGCTAGTTTAAAGGTGTCTCCACCAGAGTTTTTGAAATTGTGTACACCTTCTAGTAACTCTTGCTTGAAGGAAGTACACATTGCTTGTGCTATAGCCATATTAGAGTCTCCTTATATATTCAGCCATTTCCTTGTGACCACTTGATCGCAAGGCTTGAATGATTGTACCACGCTCTTCCTTTCTTGCCAAGAGAAGATAATGATGAATTATCCCTTTCAGTTGTTCTTTGAATAATTTAGCTTGTTCTTTCAAATGTGAAGGTGCATCTTCTGATACACTTGCAATTTTTTCAACAGCTAGATCTGCTATTTGTTCATTACTCAAGCCTCCTTGTTCTGAGGTTTTTACAATTACACTTCCTAATTGTGATACATTAACATTAAACATCTTTTTTCTCCTCGTAAGTTACTCCTGGTATATCTTCTCTTCCAATAATATTAGATGTTGCATCTAATGGCTCTGGTGGCTCTAATTTTGATTTTCTTGTAATTAGCATACTGCCATTTGTTGCGGTAGATACAAGTGGATCATCTAATCTATGATAACCATATAACTTTTGATCCTCTGGCACATTCATATCAAGTAAAGATGAATTGTGAGCAATGTTTACTTTTGTACCTTTTGATATGGCAACTGCTAACCAAAACTCACAACAAGCTCTACCCGCCTCTGCAAAGTTAATTGCTTTGTGAGTGAAATCAATTCCATACAAATGTAAATCTGTAACTTTTTGCGATATAGCATATGCAAGTGAATAAGCAACAGTATTATTTAAATAAGCATATCCAGTTTTTTGAATTACTTCTTGTAATGGAAACTCTACAACATCTGGACATCTTTTATCTAAAGTGCAACTAAAAATAGGAATGTTTATCTTTTGTTTTAATCTGTCTGCCATGATGTTCGTTTGTTTACCAGCATTTGGCGTGTCAAGAAATCTTGATGGTGGGTCCATCATAAAACATTTATCGTGATAAATAACGCCTGACATAGAATTTATTGCCCAAACTTCATCAAACTTTTCGCTTCTAATTTTTGCTAATATATATTCTGAAAAACTATTGCCTAAACCAACAATAGCCACACTATTTAATTTTTTCATTTTGCTACCTTTTTATTGTTTTGGGATTCTTACTAGACCCTCCCTATAAGCATCAGTATTTTCTTGTGCTTCACCATATATTTTTAATCTACTCATGGCTTCTGTAAAACGTGCAGTGTATAATTGTAGTAAATCATTCTCACCTTTCATAAAAGTGTAAGCCTCAACCAAGCAAGCATACAATAAAGCATCTGGTGCATTTGTGCTAATCCATGTGGTTTCAGAATCCACTGTGGTCAAAGAAGCTGGTCTATAATAATAATGCAATTCAACTGCGTAACTTGTATCAGGTGTTGGTGCAACGATAAACGTATCTACGTCAAAAGAGGAGTAAAACCTTGGACTTCCTGTCGTGCTTGGATTAGGTGTAAATTCTTGAATAAAATTTACATCCTTTTGTAATAAAAAAACATTTTGACTGCTTGAATTAACATAAGACAAAGAAAATGTTGATAAATAATCTGATGGTTTTTCTAAAAATTTGTTACCACTTGTCATCGACCCTGTAACATTTTTTCTAAAATAATCTAAATCAACGACTTTAAATATTCTCTCTTCTGCATTCTTTATAAAAAAAGGTATTTCCGCCACGAATGTTGCTTCATCATTTTGTGTCCACTCTTGTATGGAAGAAGTTAATGTTGTTAACGTAAAACTCATGACGTACTCACTGTTACTGTGCCTACACTTGCTGTTGCACTGAATGGTGTTAATAAACTGCCTAAATTACCTAGTCCAGTATTAGTGTATACTGTAAATTTTTTATTGTCATCTTTCGTGTCAGGTCTAGCATCTCTTATTGCTTCAGGGTCAGGTGTTGATCTAACTGGTTCTAATTGAGGATGTTTTTCTTCATATTCGTCTTTACCAACAATAGAGCCATTCCACTCTTTTCTTGTATCTTTCAGACGATACCTAAATCCAGACCTATCTGATATTCTATAAGAGTATTTACCACTAGCAAAAGGCATTATCCAACCTTATAATAATCAAGTTTTGGTGTTACATTGAATGCTGACCTGTCTCTATCTTCAGCCATAGCCCTTTCAAATTCTTCTTCATAGACACTTTTTAATAACTGTATTCTGTCTGGTGCTCTCTTCATAGCTATATAATATGCTAAACCAGCTGTTAGACAAGGTATAAATCTAAAAGGTATTTCCATAGTATTTACCTGCGTATCAGCGTCTTGTATTCTTGTTAAAGCGTCAAATACAATAACATCAGTGCTGTTTTCAGGTGTTGGATATAACTTTAGATTAGGTGTTATTTGTCTATCTAAAAAATATTGTGTTGGCCTACTCGTAGATGTCTTGTTTGGTAAATTAAGAAAAGTATCTCTGCTAATTCTAGTCATGCTAAAATCTGTATTATCTCTTCTAACAACCAAAGATAATATATCTATAATGTCTGTTGACAAGCTATACTCTGAATCATTAGCTGTTAATGCCTGAGTTCTTTGTTCAATAGTCCATTGATTAAGGCCACGATTTGCCCACTCCGCAAGCATAATATTCATAGAACGCCTAGCAGTTTGCAAATCGTAACCAGTTTTAGCTTCTAAGCCACATCTCTCAAAAGCCTCTTCAATATACTCAGCTACATCTAAATTAAAGTCTGTAGAGCTTGAAGTGGTCATTAAGCTTTACCACCTTTTTTCATTTTTTTAGCCATGCCACCGCCACGCATTTTTTTTGCCATGCCGCCACCACGCATCTTTTTTACTTTTCCACCAGCCATCATTTTAGCTGCTTTTTTTAGTTGATCGCCCATAGCGTTCATTTTTCTTGGACTCATTGCCATATTTCTCTCCTTTTGAGGTTGTTGTAGTATTGTTGTCTTTGCTCATAAATTTCTTCAACATTGTACTCATTATAATATTTATCATAATAACCAAGTTTCTTCAATTTATTTGCACTTTCTTGTAGCTTTGTTAATCGTTGCACGAATATCAAAGCATATTCTTCCTTTACGAGATTTGTAAACGTGCCATCATCTATTAACTCATTTACATCATCGTCAGGGTGGAATCCCATGAGCCAAATATCCTTTTGCTTATATTTGCCTTCTTGAATTTTTTTATTTGTTTTACTTAAATGACTATGAAATTTTTGATTATTTTCAAAGCACATATCAACAATAATAATTAAATCTTTGTTATCTTTAAAACAATCTATCAAAGTATCTAAACAATAATATGAACTGGTATTTTTGAAAGCAAAACTTACTTTCTTGTCTTTCCAAGCTGTTTTTGCAAAAGGACAAGACGGAAGATTGTTATAATTTTTGTTTGGCTTTTCTAATGCAAACCTTGACCACTCACGAATTTCTTCACAAATTTGATCCTCAAGATTTTTATACTCATCCATTACTTTGTCTTTCTACGTCTAGCAGCTGCAACTCTTCTTGGCTTACCAGCTGGTTGACCTAATCTTTTCTTTTGTGAGATACGCTTCCTTTTTTCTGAGGCAGACATCTCTGAAACAGTCTTCGGAGTTTTCTTACTAATCCTTTTACTTGGACGACAATAAGGCGTACCACGTTTCTCACCTTTTTGACGACCACATTTTTTACCTGTCCTAACATCTTTCCAGTCCTCCTTAAACCATCGTTT